ACCTGCTGAAACAATCACATGCGGAAAACCAGAAACAGAGACAAGATTGTCAGTCCGAGTGTACAAAGATTCACCTGAAATTGGGCGATTTGGACACGGAGACCACATTGCGATAAGTTTTCCATAATGGAAAGAAGTACCGTTAAGTCGAATGGTAATTTTGAATGAAGCTCTCAGATATTCAAATCTTGATAGCTTCTCCATAATTGCCCGGAATCCATAGAAAGCATCTGGTAAAGCGATTTCAGAAACCAATTCACCAGTTTGCTGACTGGATGCCCACTTAAAAGATGTCAATGGATACACCCTCGAGACATAATCTGTCAAAGTAGGTGCATCAAAAGCGACATTTTTCGTTCGGATAGCGGTATCATCATTATCTTCGATAACGATGGGTGCAACGTCAGTGAATCTCACAGATTGTTGCGTATCATCTCCTTGGAGACTTTCTACAGTATTTTGCGCCACTGCAGGAGCGTTTGTATTCTCGTTTTTAGAATCAGTAAGACGATGGATAAAACAAGCCTGTAGTCTTAATCAGGTCTTGAGTGTGACAAGGATTTTGAGACTCCCGTCTTTTCCGCAATTTGGTTAGATTGTCACTTCCAATCAAACACGTGGTTGCACTTTAATATGATGTGCGAATCATTTCATTCAAAAGCATCTGATAATCGTACCGCCTCAAATTCATTTCAGTATCGAGGAAGTATGAAACATCCATAATGTGGTCAGTATATTCAACAAATTCTTCCTTACCATAGTGAACCATCTCCAAACAAAATGAATTGAAAGTAGATTGCATCACTTCTTTAATAGGAACATTTGAAGGACGACACCATTGCATCATCTCGTGGATTGAATTTTTATCCAATGGAGCAAAAACCCAACCATCTCGAGGAACAAAGGCACGTTTCAAATACGTCACATCATGTATATCTTCATACTCAACATCAATGTCACCTTTAGAACAAGAAGTATAACCAATACCATGCTTTTTCATGATTCGTTGATACGACATTGCGTTAAACCAATTCACACGCTCGGACACTCCAGATACATTATCATCACCATACGAAGCAAATTCAACATTATCACGAAATGAATATGGATCTACATCATAATCAATAGCCATAAACATATAAGCATAACGAAACAAAATAGCATTCACACAACAATTAACAATAGTAGTCAAAGGTGTACCCGAAGGATTTCCACGAAAACATCTATACAAGGAACGACCACACAGATGTAAAGCATTGAAAGTTGCAATAAATATACATTTACGAATCATATAAAATTCATCATCATAAAAATCCTGTATAATATCAAGCAATTTCATAATTACATCAAAAGGAAGACGTTTATCATATGTGGAGTAATCTCCAGCAATGATGCGTTTCTTCCCATGCCTGGTCAATCGTTTATACAAACGATTCCAAGAAAAAGAGTGTGGATTGATTCCACATGATATTTCGCCTTCATTATTGTACATACAATGTGCAATAAATGCGAGAAAATATTTGCGCGTCAGAAAATTGAGATCCAATGGTCCACAATTGAACACACGGACTTTTCCTTTATCAACTTTTTCTTTCGGCAAACGTTCATCTTTCATGTTATCAGTCCAAATAAAAGGAGGTACAACACCTTTAAGCATTGCATCATCCTTTTCTTTGATGACCTGGCGAACTTCACTCTTCAATCTGTATGAACCATCGTCATTCTCAGCAACAAACCCATATTTGTTTTGTCGTTTGTCGGAGTAATACCACTTTGTTTTTATCCAGGGGTAACCTGGCGAGGTATTAAGATTCATACCACTAATGTATGGATCACCATCAATACCATTGAGATTGATATCTTCCGTAAGAACTTTATTCGTCCAGTGTTTGTATGGTGAATCCATTGACATGATTGTATCTTTGAAGTCGCTTGCAGCTTTGTGCAAAACTTCACGATCAAAGGGCGCAGCAGGAGCAAATTGTTTTTCCACAGCAATACGCATAGGATTGATTTTCTCCCCTGTAACACTATCGCGAAATGGTGCAAGATGAGCTGGTTTCGTAACTGGTTTCCACATGAGTTTACCATGAAATGGCGATTCTGCGACACCAGTTTTGGATGGATTGCGAAACTGATCAGATGGTGGTACCTCACCCAAATATTCGATATTATCGGTAGGACCAATTTGACCTTTGCCAGCATCAACAACATTTCCATTTATTGTTTGAACGAAACAACCACGAAGTCGTTTCACGTTCTCAATAACATATTCGCGTGTCATTGAATTGCAAAAACCTTTTCCAGTCATACCAGAGACGTGAAATCCCAAAATTGATGCACTATTATTTGAATGCAAACAAATTGGAGAACCACAGTCACCTGGTAATGTGTCAGCCACATATTGCCATCCAGTCACAATTCGAATTGGTTTTTCCTGGTTTGGTAATGTATATGCAATATCTTTATCAATATACTTCAATTGTGTACAATTGAGTATTCCAGGAAGTTGTTTTCCAAATTGTGTACAAGCAGATGCAGAGAAAATTATTGATTTTGTTGTCCTGTACTTGTCTTCTGTAATGAAATGTTTCGTAATATCTCGGAAGAAATGAAGTCCATCGACTCGGACAAAAACACAATCTTTCGTCTCATCAATCAGATGATTTCCTTCTTTGAGTTCTACTTCATAGAAGAACTCTTTTTCATGTGCCACATTACTTTGGATGTAAAACTTGTTCAGTCCAGTAGCCAAAAAGTAATGATGTGGCATGAGGAGAATATCTCCCGTAACAAAGAAACCACCAATTGTTGGTGCAATTGCTTGTCTATCAGCAAAAATCGATACTCGATTTTTAACCAATGAACTGCGTATGAACGCAGCAGTTTGTGTATCAATGGCTGCTTCAGCTGTATTCTTGGCTTCACAGTAGTAACGAATCAACATTTGCATATATGATTCAGACGGTTGAATGTCTTCCATTGGTACTAATGCAGTTTGTGGAACAACAATAGGTTGATCCTCTGCAGATTCAATTGTGACTTGTTGTTGGAATTTCTTTGTGATAGAATCTCCAGAAACATTGCCTTCTTGTTGGACTTCATTTTGTTCCAGCTCCACTTCTTTATTTGGTAAGAATTTTTCTTTCAAATAGTCAAGAATGCGAGCTTCAATCTGAATCTCCTCTGGTTCT